AACATTTTTGGATATGGTGAAGAATGTGCTTGGAAGACCAAACTATGTGTCATTGGATATGGATGAACTTGGTGAACGATTCAGCACCACAACCATGTTTGGAAAACTTGCAAACATTGGTGATGATATCAGTGATGAATTCCTGCAAGGAAAGGTTATTGCACAGTTCAAGAAGATTGTCAGTGGAAATGATATCAAAGCAGAAAACAAAGGTCAGGATGCATATTTCTTCAAACCAACAGTCAAGCTGTTATTCAGTGCAAATGAGATTCCAAGAATGAGAAACAAAGGATTTGAAGCAATCAAAAGAAGACTTGTAATCATTCCATTCAATGCTAAGTTCAGCAAGGATGATGATGACTTTGATGCAGGAATCACTTGGAAGCTGAAGAAACAGGATGTTGCAGAATACCTGATAAAACTTGGTATTGAAGGATTGAAAAGAGTTCTGACAAATCAGGGATTCACAGAATCACAGAAGGTCAAGGATGAAGTTGACAACTTTGAAAAAGATAACAATCCAATTCTTCTATTCTTGGAAGAAGTGGAAGAAGATGAAATTCTGAATCATGAAACCAAAGAAGTGTTTGCAAGGTATGACACATTCTGCAATGAAAATGGATTTACAAGAATTGCAATGCAGACTTTCACCAAGGAAATTAAGAAACACCTTGGATGTGACAGGAAGGATGTCAGGTTGAATGGTAAGAAAGCAATAATTTTTATTAAGTAGAAAGGATGATGGATGATGGAATTACATGAAGAAACAGATGGTCAGTTATCATTTGCAGAAGATGTTGTCAATCATCCATCCCACTATTGTCAGGATGGTGGAATGGAATGTATTGATGAAATGATAGCAATCTTTGGAAAAACAGCAGTCAAGCACTTTTGCCTGTTGAATGTGTGGAAGTACAGAAAAAGGGCAGTGTTCAAGAATGGTGCTGAAGATATGAAGAAAGCTGATTGGTACATGAAGAAGTATGTGGAACTTGGTGGAAAGGCGGTGAACTGCTGATGAATTATCATAATATTACAAAAGATGACATGAACAATGGTGATGGTTTGCGTGTGGTTCTTTGGGTAGCAGGATGCAGTCATCATTGTAAAGGTTGTCAGAATCCTGTGACATGGAATCCTGATGATGGTATTGAATTTGATATCAGAGCAAAGAAGGAAATCTTCAAGGAACTGAAAAAGAAGCATATTGCAGGAATCACATTCAGCGGTGGTGACCCTTTATTTTCAACCAACAAAGGAACAGTCTTCTGTCTGTGTCAAGAAATCAAAAAGAAGTTTCCAACTAAGACCATTTGGATTTATACAGGCTATGATTGGGAAACCATCATAAACAACAAATATATGAAAGCAGTGATGAAATATGTTGATGTTCTTGTGGATGGTGAATTCATTGAAGAATTGAAAGATGTCAATTATCCTTGGGCAGGTTCTACCAATCAAAGGGTGATTGATGTTCAGAAATCACTGAAGGAAGGAAAGGTGATTCTGCATGAAAGTAATTAAGAAAGATGGAACACATGAAAGTTATGACTTCATGAAGATAAGGAATGCAGTCACAAAATCTGCAAAAAGGGTCATGATTGACCTTGATGATGAAGCATTTGACAGACTGAAGGATATTGTTGAATTAAGACTGTCATTACTGAATACAGAACTGATTCCAATTGCAGACATGCACAATGTTGTAGAAGAATCATTGGAACAGTTTGACCCAAGAATTGCAAAGTCATATAAAGACTATCGCAACTATAAAAAAGACTTTGTTCACATGATGGATAAGGTATATCAGAAATCACAGTCCATCAGATTCATTGGTGACAAAGAGAATGCAAACACTGACAGCACATTGGTAGCAACCAAAAGATGCTTGATATTCAATGACCTGAACAAAAGACTGTACAGAAAATTCTTCATGACACAGGAAGAACTTCAAGCATGTAAGGATGGTTACATATATATACATGACCAATCAGCAAGATTGGACACAATGAACTGTTGTCTGTGTGATGTTGGTTCAGTTATGAAGGGTGGTTTTGAAATGGGGAATATTTGGTATAACGAACCAAAGACCCTTGACACAGCTTTTGATGTACTTGGTGACATTATTCTTTCAACAGCTTCACAGCAGTATGGTGGATTCACTGTTCCTGAAGTGGACAAGATTCTTTCACCTTATGCGGTGAAATCATTCAAGAAATATGTTGATGAATACTATCAAATGATATCAGCGTATTCAGAACTTGATTCAGATGATGTGTCAAAGAATGCAAATACTTATGCAATGCAGAAAGTCAAAAGAGATTTTGAACAGGGATTTCAGGGAATAGAAATGAAGCTGAACACAGTTGGTTCAAGTAGGGGTGATTATCCATTCATCACAATGACATTTGGTCTTGCAACAGATGAATTTGGAAAGATGGCATCCATCACATTCCTTGAAGTTCATGCAAAAGGGCAGGGCAAGGAAGGAAACAAAAAGCCTGTGTTATTCCCTAAGTTGGTATTTCTGTATGATGAAAACCTGCATGGTGAAGGATGCATCAATGAAGATGTCTTTGAAGCAGGGATTGAATGCAGTTCCAAGACAATGTATCCTGATTGGTTATCACTGACAGGTGAAGGATATGTTGCTTCCATGTATAAGAAATATGGAAGGGTGGTTTCCCCTATGGGATGCAGGGCATTCTTATCACCTTGGTATGAAAAAGGTGGAATGCATCCTGCTGATGAATCAGACAAACCTGTGTTTGTTGGAAGATTCAACATTGGTGCAGTTAGTCTTCATCTTCCGATGATTCTTGCAAAATCAAGACAGGAAAGCAAAGACTTCTATGAAGTGCTTGATTATTACCTGAACATGATTAGAAAGATTCATCAGAGGACATATGACTATCTTGGTGAAATGAAAGCATCAACAAATCCAATTCAGTATTGTGAAGGTGGTTTCTATGGTGGACACCTGAAACCAACAGACAAAATTAAACCATTGCTGAAACCAATGACAGCATCCTTTGGAATCACAGCATTGAATGAACTTCAGGAATTATACAATGGAAAATCCCTTGTGGAAGATGGACAGTTTGCATTGGATGTTCTGAAGTATATCAATGACAAGGTGAATGAATTCAAGGAAGAAGATGGTTGGTTATATGCAATCTATGGAACACCTGCTGAATCACTGTGTGGTCTTCAGATTGAACAGTTCAGAAAGATGTATGGTGTGATTGAAAATGTATCTGATAGACCTTATGTGTCAAACAGTTTCCATTGTCATGTGACTGAAGATATCACACCAATTCAGAAGCAGGATTTGGAAGGTAGATTTTGGGATTTATGCAATGGTGGCAAAATCCAATATGTAAGATATCCAATTGACTACAACAAGGATGCAATCAGGACATTGGTCAGAAGAGCAATGGACAAAGGATTCTATGAAGGTGTGAACTTATCACTTGCATATTGTGATGATTGTGGACATCAGGAACTTGAAATGGATGTGTGTCCTGTGTGTGGTTCAACGAACCTAACAAAGATTGACAGAATGAATGGATATCTTTCTTATAGCAGGGTGCATGGTGATACAAGATTGAACAGTGCAAAGATGGCAGAGATTAAAGAAAGGAAATCAATGTGATGAAGTGTGATGAATGTTTTGGTGCTTCATTTAATGATTGTGAAAGGTGTAATAAAATGACAGGAAAAGAATATCAGAAATTAGCAATGAGAACATGCAGTATTCCATATGACAACAAGGAAGAAAGATTGCATCATGCAGTGTTTGGACTTACTTCAGAAGCAGGTGAAGTTGCAGGAATCCTTCAGAAGGTATATCAGGGACATGAATTTGACAAAGAACATATCAAGAAAGAACTTGGTGACTGTCTTTGGATGATTGCTGAAGCATGTGAAGCACTTGACCTTGATATGGATGATGTGATGCAGACAAACATTGACAAACTGAAAGCAAGATATCCTGAAGGATTCAGTGCTGACAGGTCACTTCACAGAAAAGAAGGTGACATTTAATGTTCTTAAAATTAGCACTTATTTTCATTATTTGGGGAATTTATGGTGATTTAGAAAAGAAAAATGATGAAACTTCTTCATTTTGTATGGTTTTATTGACATTTTTAATAATTTTTAATTAGGCGGTGAAGTGATGTTAAGATGTGAAATATTGGATGTGCAGGGTTTTGACCCTGCCATTCATGGAATGAGAAATCCCAAAAACAGTTGGGACAAGTCAGACAGTTATGATGCAGTTGATTGTGGTAAATGTGGACTGATTGAAGAAAAGGGTGTCTGCAATAAAGAAGATAGACTTGGAAGATGTGATAACTTCAGATGTTATGCAGTAGGTGATAATGACCTGAAGCTGATGAAGACATTATTCAATGCAGGAACAGAACACAGAAAGTATGACAGAATGATTCAGGTATGGATGGACATTGAAGCACCTTTGTATTGGTGGAAGGAATTTGACACATACAAGATTGGAACTGTTGCAAATAGTTGTTCTACCATGCATAAGATTCACAGCAGGGATTTAACCTTGCAGGATTTCAGTACAGAACATCTTTCCAAGACTAACCTAATTGTGGTGGACATGGTCATTGATGCAATCAATAATGCAAGACAGGATTTCCTTCAGAATCATGACAAAATTGATTGGTGGCAGATGATTCAGCTTCTTCCATCATCATACAATCAGAAGCGAACAGTGATGATGAACTATGAAGTGATTGCAAGAATCATTGAACAAAGGTCACATCATAAGTTGGATGAATGGCATCAGCTTGTTGATGTTCTTAGTGGTCTTCCTTACATGAAGGAATTGATTGAATAAACTGTTCTTGGTTGTTCTTGGTGCTTAGAATTTTGACACCACCAAGAACAGGACACAGCAGTGGTTGAAGGGTGTGCAAGAACAACAAAGAACACTAGCAAGAACAGCGAAAAGTCTTTATTTATAAGGGTTTCAAGACTTTTGTTCTTGGTGTTCTTGGTGTTCTTGGTACTTTTCACTTTTAAATAAAAATAGTAATTTTATTGTATTTTACTATATATTTATATGATTTTAAGTGAAAAAAAAATAAATATATAGTAGTAGTGTTTTAGCAAGAACACCAAGAACACAAAAGACAGGCGGTGATGAAAATTGATTCTTGATGACATCAGAGAATTGAAACAGGACATTGATGAATTGCAGATGAAGATTGATTCATTTGGAACAGTCGGTGCAATTAGATATGACAAGGAATGTGTTCAGACAAGTCCATCAGGTGATTCACTTGAAAAGTCGGTCATCAGGTTGATTGAAGATAAAGAAAATCTTGAACACATGAAGAAAGAACATAAAACAATGTGTGCAAATGTCAACCTTTCCTATTATACTGCACTTCAAAGGAAATTCATTGAATTGTACTATTTCCAAGCATATTCAATGAAGAAATGCTGTTCATTGATGCACACAAAATATAACAATCTTTGTAACTTAAAAAAAAGGATTGAAAGCTGAATTTATTCAGCAAAATGTATTGTAAAAATGAAGTAGAAATGATATAATTGATACAGTGAAAAAGTATAAATTATAGATAAGTGAAAGACACCACCCTGAAAAGGGCAGGTGTCTTTTTGCGTTGGCAAAATAGAAAGGAAGGGGGTGTCAGGACATGGGATGACAGCAAGACAAGAAAGATTTTGTCAAGAATTCATTGCATCAGGAAATGCAACACAGTCTGCTATCAAAGCAGGGTATTCTGATAAGAATGCCAAAACACAGGGTGCAAGATTGCTGATGTTGGATGAAGTAAAACAGAGAATCAAAGAACTTCAGACAGAAGTCAAGAATGATAAGATTCTTGATGCTATTCAGATGCAGGAAGTCCTGACATCAATCATTCTAAAAGAATCTGAAGAAGAAGTGATTGTTGTTGAAGGATGTGGTGATGGTATTTCTGAAGCAGTCACCAAGACAAAAACAGCATCTAATCAGGACAGAATCAGAGCAATTCAGCTTCTTGCAAGAATGCAGGGGGCATTAGATAACACAGCAACAGTGAATGTTGTCCTTCCTGTGTTTGGGGGTGAAGATGACCTTGAAGAATAAACACAGGAATAATGGAAAAGGAAAGGGCAACAGAAAAGCACAGCTAAAAAGAAGACGTAAAAGACAGAAGAATCAAGTCCCAAAGACTAAGAATTCTTATTGGTGCATTGATGGAAATTTCACCAATCATCCTGTTGCTTACTGCACACATTATCATGGTGTACTGACACAGGGATTGATGGATGTACATAAATGCAAGGAACATGGATGTTTCAGGTTAAGGGAAGGTGATAAATTTGAATAAGAAATATTATCATCTGCCTGACATTGTCGGAAAAGGATATAAACGATTTTGGAACTTCAAAGGAAGATACAGAGTTGTAAAAGGAAGTCGTGCTTCCAAGAAATCAAAGACAACAGCACTTTGGTACATTTACAACCTGATGAAATATCCTGAATCAAATCTGTTGGTCATCAGAAAGACCTTCAGAACATTGAAAGATTCTTGTTATGCTGATTTGAAATGGGCATGTCATAGATTTGGTGTTGACCATTTATGGCAGTTTACATTATCACCTTTGGAAGCAACCTATCTTCCAACAGGTCAAAAGATATATTTCAGGGGATTGGATGACCCTTTGAAAGTCACATCCATTGCAGTTGATAAAGGCTGTTTATGTTGGATGTGGATTGAAGAAGCATATGAAATCATGTCTGAAGCTGATTTTGATATGTTGGATGAATCAATCAGGGGTGAATGTCCTGATGGACTATGGAAGCAGATAACACTGACCTTCAACCCTTGGAATGAACATCATTGGATGAAGAAACGATTCTTTGACAATCCTGACCCTGATACACTTGCATTGACTACCAACTATTTATGCAATGAATGGTTGGACAAAGCAGACTTGCAGGTGTTTGAAAGGATGAAAAAGAACAATCCAAGAAGATATGCAGTTGCAGGTCTTGGTGGATGGGGAATTGTTGATGGTCTTGTATATGAGAATTGGAAAGAACAAGCATTCACACTTGATGATGTGAGAAAATGCAAGACAAGATGTGGACTTGACTTTGGTTATACAAATGACCCTTCAGCATCACCAATCATGTTTCTTGATTTAGAAAACAAAAAACTGTATGTGTGGGATGAACTATATAAAACAGGTTTGTCCAACAAGAAAATATATGAAGAACTGTCATCAATGGGATATGGAAAAGAGAAATTCACAGGTGATTCTGCTGAACCAAAGTCCATTGATGAATTGAAATCCCTTGGACTAAGAATCAAGGGGGCAAAGAAAGGAAAAGACAGCATCAACAATGGAATACAGTGGATTCAAGACCTTGAAATCATTGTTCATCCAAGATGTGTCAATTTCCTGACAGAAATATCCAACTATACATGGGATAAAGATAAATTTGGAAACAAACTGAACAGACCAATTGATGATTTTAACCATTTAATGGATGCAATGCGTTATGGGTTGGAAGATGACATCATTGGAAATGCTTGGTTGTATTAGAAAGGATGGTGAAGAAATGTGTTAAAGGAAGATGAAATTCTGAAGTTTATTCAGGAAGACAAGGTGTCAACCAAGAAGAACCTTGCTTCTATTGGTCAAAAATACTATGATGCAGACCATGACATCATGCATTATAGAATGTTTTATTTCAATGCTGATGGACAATTGGTTGAAGACACAACAAGAAGCAATGTCAAGATTTCACATCCATTCTTCACTGAATTGGTTGACCAAGCAGTGCAGTATATGTTGTCAGGTGAAAATGGAATCATTCATTCTGATATTCCTGAACTTCAGTCAAGATTGGATGAATATTTTGATGATGACTTCATCTGTGAATTGAATGATGTCCTGACAGGTACAATGGCAAAGGGATTTGAATACATGTATGCTTATATGAACAAAGATGGAAAGCTGTCATTTGAATGTGCAGATTCCCTTGGTGTTGTGGAAGTCAGAGAAAAGGACACAGATGATGGATGTGCCTATGTTATTTATTGGTATGTGGACAAGCTAACCAAAGAAAACAAGGTCATCAAAAGAATTCAGGTATGGGATGAAAATCAGACAACATTCTATGTGCAGGAAGAAGAAGGAAAGCTGATTCTTGATGAATCAGAACCAATCAATCCAAGACCACATGTGATTTATAAGAAAGATGGTGATGAATCCATCTATTATGAAAACTTTGGTTTTATTCCATTCTTCAGATTGGACAATAACAAGAAACAGTGGTCAGGACTAAAACCAATCAAGGATTTGATTGATGACTATGACATCATGTCATGTGGTCTTTCAAATAATCTTGCTGATTTTGATTATCCATTGCATGTTGTGAAGGGATTCCAAGGTGATAATCTTGATGAACTTCAGCAGAATCTGAAGACCAAGAAGATGATTGGTGTTGATTCTGATGGTGGTGTGGAAGTCCACACAATAGATATTCCATATCAGGCAAGACAGGCAAAGATGCAGGAAGATGAAAAGAACATTTACAGATTTGGAATGGGATTCAATTCTGCACAGCTTGGTGATGGTAATGTTACCAATGTTGTTATCAAATCAAGATATGCACTTCTTGATTTGAAGTGTAACAAGTTGGAAATCAGAATGAAGCAGTTCTTGAAGAAGATTGTGAAGGTTGTCATTGGTGAAATCAATAGAATTGATGGAACTGATTATCAGGTTGCAGATGTGTGGTTTGATTTTAAACGTGAGGTCATGACCAATGCACAGGATAATGCACAGATTGAATTGACTGATGCACAGAAACAGCAGATACAAATCAATATAATCCTGTCACTTCAGGGTGTTCTTGATGATGAAACAATCATTCAGACCATTTGTGAAATACTTGATATTGATTATGAAGATATCAAAGACAAACTTCCTGAAGATGAAGAACAGGATAATCAGCTTGCACAATCCACCTTGGAAGGGATTGTTCCTGAAGAAGGTGGTGAAGACATAGATGAATAAGACTGAAAAACAGATTGCTAAATATCAGCTTCAGCAGGAACAAAAGACCTTGCGTGAATTGAAACAGGTATATGCACAGGCATCAAAAGACCTGCAAAAATCAATCAATGACCTGAATCTTAGAACTGATATGCAGAATCTTCAGTCTATCATCTATCAGGTCAAGTATCAGGAAGCAATGAAGAAACAGATTGATGGTATTCTTAATAAGCTGAACAAAGGGTCTTATCAGACCATCAATGAATATCTTCAGGATGCTTATAACAATGGATATATTGGAAACATGTATTCTTTACAGAAACAAGGAATTCCAATCACAGTTCCAATTGACCAAAAGAAAGTGCTGACTGCACTTCAGACAGATTCCAAGCTGTCTTCCAAGTATCATTCAGGTGATATCTTGAAAGGAAGACTTGCTGAAGATGTCAAAAAGCTGAAAGTGACTATCAGGGCAGAGTTATCAAGGGGAATTGCGAATGGTGAAACATGGCAACAGGTAGCATATAAGATTGCACTTGGTATGAATAACCCAATGTCAAAAGCCTTGAACATGGCAATGAGAATTGCAAGAACTGAAGGTCACAGAGTGAATCAGCAAGGGTTTCTTGATGCAGGTACTGAAGCAAAGAAAAAAGGTGCTGACATTGTAAAACAATGGGATGCAACACTTGATTCAGTCACAAGACCTTGGCATCAGGAAGCAGATGGTCAAATTAGGGAATGGGATGACTTCTTTGAAGTTGGCGGTGAAAAAATGAAAGCACCATCCATTGGTGGTTCTGCAAGGAATGTTTGCAATTGCAGATGTCAGCTTCTTCAAAGGGCAAAATGGGCATTGGATGAATCTGAATTGAAAACCCTTCAGGACAGAGCATCATTCTTTGGATTGGACAAATCAAAGTCATTTGAAGACTTCAAAAAGAAGTATTTGAAGTTACCAAGTAATGCTGATACAATGAAATTGAAAACATTACCTAAACCGACAGGTTCAAAAGATTCACATTATGATGGATTTTTCAAAAGATTGAATCAGATGAATGTTGATTACAATCCTGTTCAGAATCAAATTAAGAAGGTGACAGAAGAAGAAATCATCAATCTTCTTGCAGGTGGTGACAGAACTTCAGGTTCATGTGCTTCTGTTGGTCTTGCTTATATTGGACAAAAACAGGGATGGGATATTCTTGATTTTAGGGGAAACAAAAGTCAGGAATTCTTTTCAAATGGTCTGAATCTTAATGGTTTATCAAAAACTGAAGGAATCAAAACCTTGAAAGCAGATGGGAAATGTTCATTGACTGTTGGCAATAGGTTATTGAAACAGGTGGAAACAGGTAAAGAATACTATTTATGTGTTGGAAAACATGCTTCTATTGTCAGAAAAACAGAAGAAGGAAAACTTCAATATTTAGAATTACAATCAGCATATAATAGTGGTTGGACAGATTTCAATGGAAATCCTAAAAATACACTTCATGATAGATTTGGTTGTACTTCCACATCAGATTATGGAACATCATCAACTTATGATTTCATGATTGATATTGAAGAAAGTGATTTTTCAACAGATGATTTCAAATCTTTACTTGGTTACATCAACACATCAGATTCTGCACAGAAGAAGGAAAAAAATGGAACAATCAAGTAAATGGTATAAAAACAACCCTGATGATAAGATATGGTGGTTGAACAATCCTGAAGTAAAAGGTGAATGGGTCTTTTCTTTTGATAAGAAGACTGAATTCAATATGTTCAGAGATTACCCACATGCACTGACATCAGAACAAAAGAAAATCTTTGATGAAGAAAATCCATATTGGAAGAACTTCTTCAAAGATAGAACACAGTAATAAAAAAACACCTTGGAAACAGGGTGTTTTTATTATGTCCTAAGTAAGACATTAAACTGCTTTATTTTTATGTCATTTTCATGGGTGACCATGTAAAACATCAGTGACTGACAGTCACATCCAAGACATAACTTGTAAAAATTGTAAATGTGAAAGGAAGGAATATAACAATGACATTACAGGAATTATTGAAAGCACAGAACTTGACTGATGAACAGGTCAAAGGAATTCTTGATGCTATGAAACAGAACAAAATCTATACTGCATCAGAAGAAAATCTTGATGTGAGATATGGAAAATTAAAGACTGACCATGATGCAATGGTTGCAAAGGATGCAGAATCACAGAAGCTGATTGCAGAACTTCAGAAAGCAACTAAAGGTCAGGAAGATGTGCAGACAAAAATTACAGAGTATGAAGCAACAATTCAGAAACAGCAGGAAGAACTTGCTGAAGCAAAAACAGAATCTGCATTGAAGATTGGTCTTCTTTCAGCAGGTGCAAAGGCAACTGACATTGATTATCTGATTTATAAAATGAATCATGACAGTGATTGGAAACCTGAACTTGGTGAAGATGGACAGGTCAAAGGTCTTGATGACAAGGTGAAAGGACTGAAAACACAGTTCCCAAGTCAGTTTGAATCAACTTCTACAAAGAAGATTGAAGAAAAGAAACTTGAAAAGCCTGAACAGAAAGACACAGTCACAAAGGAAGACTTCAACAAAATGGGATATCAGGCAAGAAACAAGCTGTTCAATGAAAATCCTGAATTATACAAAGAATTATCAAGCAATTAAGAAAGGTTAAAAGGTGAAAAATTATGGCAAGTACAACAACTAAATTATCCAATATTATCAATCCTGAAGTCATGTCTGACATGATTGAAGCAAAGATTGAAGCACAGTGCAAGATTACACCATATGCACATGTAAACACAGACTTACAAGGAACAGCAGGTGACACAATCACAGTTCCATCTTGGAATTACATTGGTGATGCTGAAGACTTTGATGTTGAAAAGGCATCTAACACAAATGCTGAAGTTGAAACAACAAATCTGACAGCAGGAAGCACAACTTTCACAATTAAGTGTGCAATGAAGGCTGTTTCTATCTTACAGACTGCAATCAACAGTGGTCTTGGAAATCCGATTGGTCAGGCAACTTTGCAGTTAGCAAAATCTATTGTCAACAAAGTGGACAATGACCTTATTGATGCTATTTATGCAAAGATGACTGCATCCAAGGATAAATGCATTACTGCTGATGAAAAAGCAAATTATGTCAACTATGATGGAATTGTTGATGCAGTAACTAAGTTTGAAGATGAAGAAGATGGAATTGAAAAGGTTATGTTCATCCATCCAAAACAGGAAAAAGCACTGCTTACTGATGCAGATTTCATTTCTGCTGATAAGTTTGAAGCAGGTGTTGCAGTCAATGGTTCTATTGGTAAGATTGCAGGTTGTTGGATTAAGAAATCTAAGAAAGTAAAACAGGAAGAAACAACCAACTGTTGGTTAAATCCTATCATCAAACTTGAACCTGATTCTGCTGAAACAGAGTATACAGAAGATGAACTTCCTGCATTAACTATCTTCTTAAAGAAAGATACACAGGTTGACCATGAGTGGTTTCCTAAGAAACAGAAGCATGATATCACTGCTTCTAAGTATTATGGTGTTGCAGTAACAAATGCATCTAAACTTGTTGTTGCAAAATTCAAGGGTGATGCACCTACTGCCTAAGTAAAGAAAGGCGGTGAATCTGATGATTATATCAGTTGATGATATTGTGTCCATGCCTGATTTTATAGGACAGGACACAAAGATTCTTCAAAAGAAGCTGAATGCATTGGAACTTCTTATCAGGAAGTACACCAATAACAATTTTCAGAACAGAAGCATCAGATTCATAGGAAACAGTCTTGGTGACAGAATCTTTGGTGGTCATCCATTCATCAGAATGGGTGACACCATTCAGATTTCAGAATCAGAAGTGAATGATGGATTGTATGTGGTCACTGAAGTTGGTAAGAACTTCATAAGACTTGACAAAGAAGTGTTCACTGTTGATTCCAACATGGTCACAAAAGTTGTCTATCCTGAAGATATTCAGGTTGGAATCATCAATCTTCTAAAATATGAAGTTGATATGCGTGATAAGGTTGGAATCAAATCTGAATCACTGTCAAGACATTCTGTGACCTATGTTGATTATGATGCAAATAACCAAGTGATGGGATATCCTGTTTCCCTGCTTGGGTTTTTAAAACCTTACATGAAAGCAAGATTCTGATGATTTCAGTTGGTGGAAATACAACTGCATTGATTCAGGTGAAAGATGAAGGAAAAAAGAACATCATTGGTGAAAAGGAACATGTGTGGATGGATGTCACATCACTGAAAGGTTGGTTGGACTTATCCAATGGTCAGAATGACATTAGTGAATACAGTGCAAAGGTGCAATCATCCACACATATTTTCATCTGTGATTTTAAATCCTTCAGAAATCTTTCAAAGAAATGGGTTTGGAATCCATTCAATCTGAAAACAGGTGTTATTCAGTCACAACAGGATGAAACAAAGATTGATGCAACATCTGAAAATGCAAGAATGATTATTGATGGGGTTGAATACCACATCTTAATAATTGATGACCCTATGGGAATGCATCAGCACTTGGAAATCATGCTTCAGTATGTTGGGGGTGGTTTAGGTGTCTAAGAATGTAGAATTCCATAGTTATTCAGTGAATGTGAAAACAGCACTGAAAGATAAAGCAATTGCTTTTCTTCATGAAATTGGTGGTGAAATCAGGTCACAGGCACAAAGAAATAGCAGAAGAAAGACATCACAGACAGCAGGTTCTTATCAATACAAGGTTGATGAAGATGCACTTGCAGTTCACATTGGTTCAGATTATTGGAATGCAATCTATGAAGAATTTGGAACAGGTGAACATGCAATCAATGGTGGTGGCAGAAAAGGTTATTGGGTCTTTGTTGACACAGGTGGAAAACCACAAGCACCAAAAGGTGGGAAGACATACACCAAGGAAGAAGCAAAAAGAGTTGTTGCTATTATGAGAAAGAAAGGACTGAATGCTTATTATACAAATGGTAAAACAGCAAACAGACCTTTATACAGAGCATTCACAGCAACAGAAGGAAAGATTCAGTCTGTTGCTGAAAGATATTTTGGGGGTGTTTGATAATGACAATTGAAGGTCTTAATTATATAAGCAACCTGTTAGAATCATTAAACATTCCCTATGAATTCATGGAATGGACTTCTGATATTCCTGAAACATATTGGGTTGGTGAATATCAGGAAATAGAACCATTGAATGAAGATGGAATGGAAGAATGTAATTTCATTCTGACAGGTAACACAAAAGGAAGTTTTCTGAATCTTGAAACTGTGAAGGAATTACTGAAGGACACATTTGGATGTGATGGAATAACAGATATCATGAAAAGTGGTTCAGGAATTGCAATCATGTATGTAACAGCATATCCTGTTCCTTCAGTTGAATTTGGTGTTCATAGATTAGAAATAACATTAAGAATAAAAGAATGGAAGGTGTAAAACATGGCAAAGTTTGGAAAAACAGGTGTGACATCTGACACACCTAAAAAGATTTTGTTTGGTGCAGGTACGATTCATAAGAATGTAACTTATGATGAAAGTTCCCACAAATGGAATTTTGAAAATTCAATTATGGGTGCAACACAGGGTGGTTCTAAGATTACAATCACACCTGAATTTGCAGACATTGAAGCAGATGGTGCAATGGTTGCGGTAAAAGGTCTTAAAGTCAAGACAGGTGAAACTGCTGAAATGGAAATCAATTTCCTTGAAATCACAAAGGATATTATCAAATCAGCAATCATTGGTGTTGATGGGACTTCCAAAGATACCAATTATGACCTGATTGAATCAAAGGCAGATGTTGAAGATGGCGATTATCTTCAGAATATTGCTTTTGTTGGTAAGACATTAGGCGGTAAAAACATCATTGTCATTATGGACAATGCACTTTGTACAAGTGGACTTGAATCAAATGGTGAAAATAAGAAAGAAGGGGTTGGAACATATACATTTGCATGTCATGCAGACCTTGATTCTGACCTTGACACCCTTCCTTATCACATTTATTATCCAAAAACACTTGCGTAATTAGAAAGGATGGTTTTGAACAATGGCAAAAGTAAAGGTTATAAATGAATTCAATGACAGATACACAGGGAAACTTCACAAGATTGATGAAGTGTTTGAAGCTGATGACAAAAGAATTTCTGAAATCATGGAAGTTTCAAAACACCTGATTGAAGTGCAGGAAGACAAAGAACCTGCAAAGAGAACAAGAAAGAAAGTGGGTGAAGACTAATGGAATTTGAACTTAGAACACTGAAATCTGATGACTTATTCCCAATGTTTGGGATTCTTTCAAAGATTGGTTTCAAGGATTTAAAAGAAATTATCACACCTGACAAAATCAAGGACATGAAGTCAATGATTAGTCAGAAGGATGATGAAGATGAAAACACAGATGCTACAACAATGCTTGGTGTATCTGTTGTGATGGAAGTTGTATCTATCATTATGAAGAATCTTCCTTCCTGCAAAAATGAAATTTACACTTTTCTTTCAGGTCTGTCAGGAATGACAGTCAAGGAAATTGGAAACCTTGACATGGTAACTTTCACTGAAATGATTGTTGCTGTTGTTCAGAAGCAGGAATTCAAGGATTTTTTCAAGGTTGTTTCAAAATTGTTCAAGTAAACCATCTTACTTTTATGGACTTGCTATTCAGAGAATATGCAAGTCCATTTATTTTGCTTGATAAGGTGATTGGTGCAGGGCAATTGATGGACTTCTTGGAAGTCTTTGATGAAAAACAACAGCACAATGAACTTTGGGAATTCTATATTCACAAACTTCCACCTTGGGATGAAAGAACATTTGAACAGTTCAAGCATGATTTGAAAGTTGGTAACAAACCAAAGGGTGAAAGACCAACAAAGGAACAGCTTGAAGCAACCATAAAAGATTCTTATAAAATCATGCAAAATTTTGAAATAGAAAAGGAAGGGGGTTAATTGAATTATGGATTTGTTTAAACTTGTTGGAAGTATTTTCATCAATAACAAAGAAGCAAACAGTCAGATTGATGATACTGATAAAAAAGCACAGAATCTTGCAACCAAGATTGGTTCTGCTATGGAAACAGCAGGAAATAAAATCACAGGTCTTGGGAAAGCAATTGCACCTGTGTCAGCGGTTCTTGCAACTGCATTGACTACTTCAACAAAGTCAGCTTCTGACTTTCAAAATGGTATGGCAAAGATGTCAACCTTGTTTGATACTTCCAAGACTTCAGTTAGTGACTTATCCAAGGAATTCTTGACCCTATCCAATAAAACAGGTTTGTCTGCATCAGAACTTGCTGAAGCAGGATATCAGGCACTGTCAGCAGGTCAGAGTGTGGACAAGGTTGGAAAATTTGTTGAAACAGCAGGAAACCTTGCAAAAGCAGGTTTCACAAATACAACAACAGCGGTGGATGTGTTGACAACAACAATGAATGCTTATGGTAAATCAGCAGGAAGTGCTGATGAAATAGCAAACAAACTTGTTAGAACACAGAACTTAGGTAAAACCACTGTTAATGAACTTGCATCTGCAATGGGTAAAGTTATTCCAACAGCTTCTTCAATGGGTGTCAATATCAACAACTTGACATCAGGTTATGTTTCACTTACTAAACAGGGTATTGCAACAGCAGAAGCAACCACATACATGAACAGTATGTTCAATGAATTGGGTGATTCAGGAACAACACTTGGTGGTGTCATCAAGGAAAAAACAGGAAAGTCATTCCAAGAATGTATGAATTCAGGAATGTCACTTGCTGATGTTCTTCAGGTCACAAAGCAGTATGCAGATGAAAATGGTATTGCCTACAATGAATTATGGTCATCTGCTGAAGCAGGAAAGGCAGGTCTTGCAATCCTGAATGGTGGTGTTGATGAATTTAACAAGACAGTTGAAACAATGGCATCTGATACAGATGATGTTGGTGAAGCATTGGAGAAATTGGAAACACCATCAGTCAAGGCACACAAAGCAATCAATCAGATTAAGAACAGCGGTATTGAATTAGGTACTGCATTCATTGGTGCTTTAGCACCAACACTTGAAAAAGTGTGTGGTGTTGTGGAAAAGGCAACAACATGGTTCAGCAGTCTTGATGACCACACTAAAACCATGATTGCAACAGCAATGGGAATTGGTGCAGTTGCTTCACCTGTTTTGATTATTGGTGGAAAAATCATCAGTGGTATTGGTTCAATGGTTGGTAAGATTGGAACAGCTATATCAACTATATCATCACTGTCAGGTTCTATTGGCGGTCTGTCAGGTGTCCTTGGTGCAATCACAAGTCCTATTGGATTGGTGGTGGTGGCAATCACAGCATTGATTGCAATCTTTGTTGCATTGTACAACACCAATGAAGATTTCAGGAACACTGTTCAGTCAGCATGGGCAACCATCAAAGAAACAATCAGCACTGTTATTGAAGCAGTGAAAGAATTGATTTCAGCATTCATTCAACTTGTTAAACAGGCTTGGGATGCTTGGGGTCAGGACATTATCAATGTAGTAACAAATGCATTCAATTATATCAGCACATTTATTGATTCAGCACTGAAGATTGTTCAGGCAGTCATCCAAACAGTGACAGCACTAATCAAAGGTGATTGGTCAGGTGTGTGGGATGGTATTAAAAACATTGTGTCAACAGTGTGGGATGCAATCAAGAATTTGATTTCAGCAGGTATTGAACTTGTGAAATCTATCATTCAGCTTGGTCTGAATGTTGTAAAAACAGTATTTACAACAGTATGGAATGCAATCAAGGGAATTGTTCAGGCAGTATGGAATGACCTGAAGTCAGTGATTGAAACTGTATTGAATGGAATCAAATCATTCATCAACACAGCACTGAATGCAATCAAGTCTGTATTTTCTACAATTTGGAATGCAATCAAATCTGTTGTGACAACAGTCATCAATGCAATAAAGTCAGTGATTTCATCTGTCTTTAATGCGATAAAATCAACAATCACAAGTATCTTGAATTCAATCAAATCTGTGTTCAGCAGTGTTTGGAATGGAATCAAGTCAACTGTGTCTTCAGTTATAAATGGTATTAAGTCCACTATTTCAAGTGGAATGAATGGTGCAAAATCAACTGTGACAGGTGTGTTGAATGAGATTAAATCTTCATTCACAAGCATTTGGAATGGATGTAAATCTGTTGTTTCAGGTGCTATTAGTAAAATTAAATCAATCATGAATTTCAGTTGGTCATTACCACATTTGAAATTACCACATGTTTCAATCAGTGGTTCTTTCAGCTTAACACCACCAAGTGTTCCACATTTTGGAATTAGTTGGTATAAGAAAGCTATGGACAGTCCTTTCATGTTCACACAACCAACATTGTTTGATGTAAATCCTATCACAGGCACTGCAAAGGGTGCAGGTGAAGCAGGTGATGAAATTATGTATGGACATAGCAATCTGATGAATGACATTCAGGATGCAGTTGGTCATCATGACAACTTAATTGTGAAAGCCTTGAATGATTGGTTTGAACAGTTATTTGCAATCTTTGAAGAATGGTTTCCTGAATTCAAAGGTCAGTTGGTTCTTGACACAGGTGCATTGGTTGCAGAAACAGCACCTGCAATGGATGAAGAACTTGGTAAGATTATAAGAAGAAAGGAAAGACAATAATGCAGACAGTGACATTTGGAACAAAAAATTCATATGATGACTTTGGTCTAATCCTGACTGACAAAGATATTGGATTTCCTGAACCAAAGTTGGAAGAAGTTGATGTGATTGGTGCTGATGGTGTCATTGACTTATCAGAAGTCTTGAATGATGACATTAAGTATAAAACACGAAAACTTCAGTTTACTTTTACAGTTCTGAAAGGAAGTAAATATTGGGCATCAACAGTTGCTGATGTTGCAAATTACCTTCATGGTAAAAAGTTAAGAATTCAAATGGATTTTGACCCTGCCTATTATTACACAGGCAGGTGCAAAATCAATTCATTCAAGACTTCCAAAAGATTATGCACCATCACAATTGATGCTGAATGTGAACCTTACAGACTTGATATAAATGGAAATGGTGAAAAATGGTTGTGGGACACATTCAGTTTTCAGAATGGTTTCATCAGAGTGAATGCAGTCACAGTCAATGGTTCATTGCAGGTCAACTTGCAGAACCAAAGAAAGATTGTATCACCGACATTCACCTGTTCAACAGCAATGACAGTGACATTTGATGGTGTTACATATAACCTTCCAAAAGGAAAGACACAGGTTCTTGGAATCAGACTTCAATATGGAACAAATTATGTGACATTCAAAGGAAATGGAACAGTCAAAATTGAATATCAAGGGGGTGCGTTATAAATGTATCGTGTATATTGTAATGATTCCCCTTTGTATGATTTAAGGGATGAAGACCTTGTTTTGATTTCCCCAACTGTGAAGATTGGGGAAAACACAGCAGGGTCTTTTGAATTCAGTATTCTTCCAAAACATCCACACTATGAAGAAGTCAATGAATTGACTTCAGTCATTACTGCTTATGATGGTGATGAAGAAATCTTTTGTGGAAGGGTTGTGGAAATTAAAAAGGATTTATACAACAGAAAGAAAGTCATTTGTGAAGGTGAACTTGCATATTTCAATGATTCAATTCAAAGACCTGCAAAATATCAGGGATTGACAGTCAGGGGTTATCTTGAAACCTTGGTGAATATCCATAATCAGCAGGTTAAGAATCATGGCATTGATAAAACATTCAAAGTTGGTGCAGTTACTGTTCAGGATAACAATGATTATGTTTACAAATATACCAATTGGGAATCCACATTGGAAGTCATCAAGACAGACCTGTTGAATACCTATGGTGGTTATTTGAGAATCAGAAAAGAAAATGGTGTCAGATATCTTGATTACCTTGCTGATTATCCAAACACAAACACACAGGTAATTGAATTTGGTTCAAACTTATTGGACTTCACACATGATATGGTTGCTTCTGATATTGTCACAGCAGTCATTCCACTTGGTGCAAGATTAGAAGATGTCACAGAAGTTGAAGGTCTTGATGCTTATCTGACAATCAAAGATGTCAATGGTGGTGTTGACTATGTGTATTCACAGGAAGCAGTCAAAAGCTATGGATGGATTTTCAAAACAGTCAAATGGGATGATGTTCATGTTGCAGATAACCTTCTAAGAAAAGGAAAGGAATATCTGTCAGATATTCAGTTTGCACAGATTGCATTAACAGTATCTGCTGTTGACCTTCACATGCTTCATGTGGATATGGAAAGAATCAAAGTCCTTGATGAAATCAGGGTAACATCATCACCCAATGGTCTTGATAGATTTTTCCCTGTGTCAGAAATGACAATCTATTTGGACAAACCATCAAACAATAAGTTGACCCTTGGAACATCCTATTCCAAGACTAGCTTATCAACAAAGACAGAATCAAATATGACTTCAATCAAAGATAAGATTGAAAATCTTCCAAGGAAATCTGAAATCCTTGAAGAAGCAAAGAAGAATGCTTCTGAACTTATTAAAACAGCAACCAATGGTCATGTTGTTCTTGGTGAAAATGCAGATGAACTTCTTATCATGGATACAAATGATAAGAATACTGCTAAACGTGTTTGGCGGTGGAATCTGAATGGTCTTGGATATTCCAAGACAGGTTACAAAGGAAGTTATGAACTTGCAATGACAATGGATGGTCAGATTCTTGGAACATTGATTGCAGGTGAAGCAATCAAAGCAGAACATATTTCAACAGAATATAAAACATCAGTTGAAAGACAAATCACTGATGCAAAAGAAGATGTTGAAAATAATGTTCAGGAAGAATTGAAATCTTATTGGACAAAGACAGAAGTTGAAACAGCAATCAATCAATCTGCAAATTCAATTAAACTGTCAGCAAAAGAAACAGCTTCAGGATTGATTTCAGAAGCATTGAAATCTTATTCCACATCAGCACAGATTGAAGTTACAACAAATGCAATCAAATCAGAAGTGAAGAAAAAGGTTGGTTATTCTGAAGTAATCAGTTCAATCAATCAATCCGCTGAATCAGTTGCAATCAAGG